CTACTACTTGGAATGGAAATACGGATGTTCCAACCAAGAACGCAATTCGAGACAAGATTGAGTCTCTATCCGCAGGAGGAACAGTGGACGTACAGACATTTACATCTAGTGGAACATGGACCAAGCCTTCCGGCGTTAGTAAGGTTTGGGTTGTTGCCTTAGGAGCCGGAGGTGGTGGTGCCAGTGGGGTTAAGGATATTGCTGGTACGGGCCGTGCAGGAGGTGGGGCAGGAGCCGGAGGTGCGTATGTATCTCGAACCTTTGCTGCGTCAGTTTTTGGAACAACTGAAACTGTTACAGTTGGAACTGGTGGACCGGGGGGTGCTGCTCGTACAGTAGCTGGACAATCTCAAAACAGCGGAACTACTGGGGGCGATACAACTGTTGGATCTGTTGTTACGGCAAAAGGTGGCGCTGCCGGATCAGGTAATACTGGAGGAACTGCCACCGTAATTACGAGTAGTGGGTCATCTTATCCTGGAATTGATTTTGAAATCGAAGTCTTGGCGGTTGGAGCTAACGGGGGTAACGGTTCTTCTTCTGCTGGTGGCGCTTCTACCGTAGGAAAAGCTGCTACCAACACTAATGCAGGAAGCGGTGGAGGTGGTGGAGGTGGTGTCAACAGTTCGAACTCTGTAATAGCCGCGTCTAATGGCGGATACATTTCCGACGGATCAATTGGTGGTTCTACTACCTTTGCTGGTGCTGGGGGTAAGGGAGGTGCTGCAAACGCAACAACCAGCCCTGGAACCGCTGGAGGTAATGGCGGAATTGGCGGCGGCGGTGGTGGTGGCGGAGCTTCTCGTGACGCAGACAGCGGAGCAGGAGGAACTGGTGGCAACGGCTATTGTGTCATCATAAGTTGGTAATATGGCAGACGTTACAGGAACCCCAAAAGACTTTACAACGGCAGTTGCCGATTATGCACAAGCCATTGCTAACGGTGCAGCGATAACTGCTGCCAAAAATAGACTTCCGGCAAAGTGTGTAACTCGTTACCCTGCGATTACTCCAAAAACACACAAACCGAGCAAGGCAAAGTGTAGACAACGCCCTAGAAAGGGTTATACGTCATGTCAGAGCAATTTTGCCGTGTGGATTAACAATGGATGGGATCGTGGTTCCGAGGTAGCAAAGTGTTATGCTTGTAATGCAGATGGTTCACACTGGCAGCCATTAGTATTTGCCAACGGATCTACAGAGTTTATAGGTAATGGTGTGGGTGATGACTTCACATTCTTAGCTCCGAACTGGGGAGATATAAAAAAGGGAACTCACCAAGTTACGATTCCTGGTCGTGCAGTTTCTTATACTGCTCAGTCACGTTGTGCAACTATTACGGTTACTAATGCAAAGTTAAGTGGTAGGCAAATTCTACATTTGGTGCTAGGTTAATGAGAATAAAACTTCGTTCATCAGGACAACAAATTACAATTCCTGCTCCTCCGAAACAACTGTTTCTGAATGGCGACCCCACACCTGTAACCAATCGAATGCCTTTTGGTAGCCCGATTATGGGAACTGTTCAGTATGGTCCAGCACCAACTAACATTGGACCATATATTCCGCCTCCACCCCTACCAGTTTGGACAGTGATTCCAACATCAATTGTGCCCACTCCTTTGACGGGCCAACAACCATTTAAGAAGTGCAGAGGATGTAAATAATGGCAACTTTAAGAGAACTACAGGCATTAGTTGAGAGACCGGATGCTGCAAAGGTTCAATCTAATTTAGATTTTTATTACGGCGATCACTGGCAGAACACCGAGGGGTGGAGTGGTCCAATTCCTGCTAACTATGCTCAAGGATATGCCGAGGTCGCGGCTGAGATTCAGAAGGCATTTGTATCGAAGAACACTATTCGTGAAGTTGTCGATAACGCAGTTAATGGAGTTCTTGGTAAAGATCCTCGCATTACAATATCCAATTCTGGTAAGAACGGTAAGAAGCTGATTGACGAAGCGGACAAGATTATCCAAAATTGGATGAAGTCCAAGAAGGGTATGAAAGAACTTCAGAAAGCCCTTCGTCATGCATTGCTGTCTGGTAAGAGCACTATTCGATTGATGATCCCGTCCGGTCTTCTCAACAATGGTGAAATTGAAATCAATGAAAATAATCCTTTGGCAGTAGTCTTTCCAGACGCCCCAACACCCCTTTCGTCAAAAATCGTCCAAGATCAGGCTACGATGGAAGAAACTGGTATTACGATAGTAAAAATCGTAGATGAATCAGGAAAAGAGCGTGATCGAGCGGAAGTGGTTTATTTAATCGACGAGGTAAATGATGCTGGCAATAGACTTACGAAGTTTGATATAATTGGTGAGCAAGGTGAGGAAGAGACGGCAACTCTTGACCTTAATGGTCATCTAACATTGTTCGAATTGGAAATGCCGCGTCTCATTACTGACCAAATTCGTAGTTTGCAAAAGCTACAGAATTTGAATCTGACCATGATGCAGCGTAATGCTGTGTTGGGAGGATTCCTTGAAAGAGTTATCCTGAATGGTCAGCTTCCTGGTCACTACGAGACAGACCCGAATACAAATGAAACTGTGTTCGTTCGCGACGAATTGGTTCTAGGTGCTGGGACCATCAATACAATTGCTGGTATTCCAGTTCTTGATGAAAATGGAAACGTTTCGAGTTATACTTCGGCCTCCGTTTCTTATCGAGATCCTGTTACACCTGATACCTTTATTAAGGGTTCAGCCGAAGCCTACGAGGGAATCCTTCAGGAGACTAAACAACTCCACACCCTGTTGAGTGGAGATGCTATCACGAGTGGTGATTCACGTAGACAGGCGTTGGCGGCTTTCATGTCTAGCCTTAGAATCCCGAAGGCCGTGGTTGAATCCGCATTAGAGTGGTTGGTCGAAACATTACTTTCATTTCAGGGGTTACTAAGTGGAGATCCAGAACGTTTCAGTTCTCTTGAAGTTAAAGCGACTTGCCGCTTGGATTTCGGAGCAGTTTCAGCAGGAGAAATCGACCTACTTGAACGACAAGTCCGAGTCGGAATCATCTCTCTCGAAACAGCAAGAGAAAAGGTCGGTATTGAAGACCTCGATGAAGAGGAACGCCGCGTGGAAGCGGAAGTTCAGACAAGGGCAGCGTTAGATACAACATTTAGTGGTGACAAGACGCTTGACCCCAACATAGACAATAGAGATATTACGGGAGAATAACAATGCCTGAAATCACGCAGGAAGAGTTGGACCTTCTCAATCAGTACAAAGGTCTAGGAACTCCAGAAGAAATTACTGGAGAGATGGAAGAGAAACAACAGTTGGCCCACACTTCATTAGTTGTTGATGCGGCCTCTGCTTATGGTTTTAAGTTTTCAGTTCTCGAAAGATTAGTTAACGGATTGGATCTTAAGATGGTTGATGGAAAAGCTTTCATTGGTGACAAACCAATCGAAGACTATGCCAACGAAAATTGGCAAGATTTTCTACCCTCTCTCAAGCGAGAAGAGGATAATAAGAGGATTAAGTTCGTCCAACAGTCACGCGCTGTTGATCAGCCCAAGCCTCAATTCAAAGATGTAGCTTCGCGCTACATTAAGTCAACTTACGCTGCTGCTAAGGCATCGTAAATTAGGAGATAACAATGGCTAAAATGGAATTTACCGATTTCGGTCAGAGTTCATCCAACGCTTTCGAAGGCGACTTCGGAAACCGTGAACACAGACTTCCCGGCGGTGGTATGCTGGATGCTTCGGCATTCGCACAATCATCTGGCGAGGTTTTGGTCAAGGTTAACGATGCCGACGTAAATGCTGGTGAGACCTCAATGACCGTCGATGCGCTTCCTGGAGCTATTCCTGCTGGCACCGTCCTTGAATTCAGTGATGGTAACTTTGCCAAGCTATCTGCTAATGCCGCTGCTGGTGCTACCACTCTAACGGTGGTTGCTCTGGATGCCGACATCGCAGACGATGCTACCGCAACGTATGACCCTGAACCTGGATTTGACTTGGTTGCTGCCGGAACTCTGGTAGGACGTACAACTGCTGAAAAGCTTGCTGGCGATCCGCTTGGACCTTACAGTGATTCTGACAACGAAATCTTTATCGTTGCAGAGGATGTTGACATTTCCAGTGGAGATGCTGGCTGCGAACTGTGCCGTCATGGAAGCTTGATTAAGTTTAACTTCTTGCCTTCTTGGACTGGTGCTTCGGCTACCGCTAAGACCGCACTTCATGCGTCTTACGACGTAATTAAGGGGTAACAATGGACTTAATCACATCACTTAACAAACTTAACTCAGACGGCGTTTTTGGTGTGCTGGCAAAGAGCCAAGTAGCTCAATTCGGTACTCAACAGCGCGTATATGTCGGTGCTACAATTCTTCCTGAGCGTCTTACTAACGAGAACGCCTATCGTGAAGATTTGATCCGTTACCGCACAGTCATCGCCAACGATGCACCTCGTTACTCACCTCCTGTAAAGCAGGGCGGTGCTGATTTCTTTGGTTCGTTCTTGGTCGAGACTGGAACACAAAACACTGCTGCTGAACTTACTGGCCGCGATTTTGATCAGTTGGTTGCTATGGCCCTTCGCGGAGACGCGGAAGGTGTTGCACAACAGGTTGTTCGTTGGGTAGACCTTCGCATCAACCGTGGTCTAATCGAGAAGACCGAAGTTCAGAGATGGCAAGCATTGATCGATTCGTCCGTCGTTCGTACAGGTGCCAACGGATTTGCTGAGACAATCAGCTACCTTGACCCTGCTGGACATCGTTCCGCAGAAGGTGGATCTTGGTCCAACGATGCATACGATCCAATGGATGACATAATTGCGAAGCACGAACTTTTGGCTTCAAAGGGATACCGCACCTCTCGTATTATCACGAGCACGGCTGTAGTTTCTACTTTGGCTAAGAACGCCAAGATCAGTTCACGAACTGGAACCCTCCAAGTAGTCGGCGGATCTTTGGTCTCTGCTGGGGGATTTGCCACAATCAACTCCATCAACCAGATGCTCCAGTCAAACGGTTTGCCTGTGATTGAAACGTATGACGCAACTTACCGTACAGAAGACGGCACCCTATCTCCGTTCCTAGCATCGGATGTAATGTTGTTCGTCGCTGACGCTGGTACTGATCCTCAGACATTCCAGTTTGAAGATGAGACTCGCGTGGTAAGTAATCCTTTGGGATATACTGCAATTGGTCGTGCTGCTGGTCAGCAAGAGGCTGGACGTGTAATCAACGTCGATGTTAAGACCAACATTCCACCTCGCGTGGAAGCAGAAGGTGCTCAGGAATCACTTCCTGTTATCACCGAACCTGAAGCAGTTGCTGTCATCAAAGACATCACCACATCCTAATCGGAGGGGAGCAATCCCCTCCCTTCCATAAGAGGACTGTAAATGCCAACAGTACGTCTTCCACTTTTTCAAGAAGCTTCTCCAAGCAGTTTTATTGCTCAGCCCGATGGTGTCACCAAAATCGGCGCGCTTAGCGATAACTCTTTCTCCACCTATATCACCTCACCTTTCCCGGATTTCAACCACCCTAACTGGTCACAATTCTTCAAGCTACAAGACACCCTTACTCCAGCTATTGATGATCTAACGGGCACTGTAATTAATTCCATTTCTTTAGTATTACAGATGAGTCCGCGTGTCAAGAATAGCGGTCCCAGTTATAGTTCAGTAGTAGCGGGATTAGATTATCCAGGAGCGCCCGACACTTCTCTGGAAACAGTTTTTGAAAATTGGGTTCCAGATGGAAATCCTTCTGGCTGGACTTTGCTCAACAACGAAACTGTTGTAGAAAGAGTTGAGACTTTTAATCAAAAAAGGATCGGATCTCCTGCTAACACGTTTGTAAACTGGGTGGCTTCCGATTTGCAAAATCTCAGAGTTCATTTCCGAAGTCTGATTAACACCCCAAGTCTACATATTCTAAAACTTGAAGTTGTTGTTGATTTTACTCCTGCGACTGATCCAATCAATGCTCCTACTGACCTAACAGTTTCGGATATTGATTCAGACTTTGTAACTCTTGAATGGACAGATAACTCCAACGTCGAATCTGGTTATGAGATTTTCCGTTCAACTAATGGTTTGACTTGGAAGTCTTTAGGAGTTGTCGATCCTGATGTTACAACATTCACAGACTCTACAGTCTTCTCCGTAACCGAATACTTCTACAGAGTTAGAGCTTTCAATTCTATGTTTGAAAGTGATTGGTCTAATGAAGTAAGTGATACTACTCCTGCTTACTCTGGTCCAGCACTTGATCCAACAAACTTTAATGCAGTGGCTTTAACAAATACATCTGTACAGTTGGTGTGGGAAAATGGCGGAGCAACGGATTTGTTTATTTTGGAAGAGAGTCCTGACGAGGGCACTACTTGGGATGAAGTTGCTGAACTCGACAAGACCGAACCATTCTTTGATATAACTGATAAACTGCCGGGGTCGTCCTATTCTTACAGAGTAAAGGCAGTTAACACTGTTGGAGAATCTGACTGGGTTGAGGTTGGTCCAGTTACTTTTCCTGAAAGAAGTTTTAGAGAATTTCTTCAAAAGGAAGTTCTCCAAGATGTTGTGCAGTTCTTTGGCTGGTCCGATAGAGTTAAGCTACCTGACCAAGAATTCACTGTGACACAAACTTTCTTTGGTCACACCGATCTTACAGCACGAGAGATTGCTATCCCAATTTCTTCTATTAGAATTATATTTGGACCAACTGTCACTACTTACAAGTCAACCAATGCTCTTAAATTGAGCACACCTTTAATTGGGGAGATACCGCAGGGAACAGAACTTTTTACAATAGGTACAACGACTGTTTATGTCGGAGAGGATGCTGCAATTGGTGATGATATTCTGTATCTTTACAGTCAAGTTTCCGGCCAACCCCTAGTTCCATTTATGATGAGTGGAGGTATGATAATTGACTCTGGTGCAATTGTTCCAATTCAACGCGGAGTCTCTGGAGAGGTTATTGTAGGAAGTAATGGCCCTATTATAAGCCAAGAGTTTACTGTCACAACCACCATAGACTACAGTAAAGATCCTAATGATGCTTCTGGTGTGTATGATTCAATCACCAACGATGCATTGTTGAAGATTGGGTTTGTTGATGAGTCGGAAGTTCCTGAAGCAAGGTATCAACAATTCAGAGATGCTGGGAGAGTAGCGGCTTGGAGGTTCGTGGCTTATTCATCGGTTTATCTAAACACCACAACAACCACTGTGAACGATCCACTATTGGGTTCAGTTGATCGGACTGATCAATTCAATCAGGTATTCGCAATGGCACTGCAAGAATTGGATATAGCTGAGAAAGTTTATGCAGATCGTTACGAAAGTGTCGTACCCACAACTCCAGTGGTTATACCAAGACCGAAACCAAAAGCAAGCAGTTATTCAAATGCAGTAGCAGTGAGGTTCTAATGGTTCCAACATCATACACAGTAGAAGAATACATAGATTATTTGAGAAACGAGGTTCTTTTGGAATCGGCGGAATCTTTAGGTTGGCCTGACCTTGTTGAAAGCGAAGTTTCGCTGCCTGAAGTCAAAACCGTGTCTGCCCACACAGACAGCACAATAACAGTCTCAGCACTTCTTAAGTTTGTACCATTTGGATCAACACTTACATTCGAAGATGGGTACATGAGAATGGTTTCGCAAGCGGCTGCGGTAGGAGCTACGACCATTCATTTTAGTCCAGACTTCGATACTGAAAATCCAAATGGTAAGAAAGTTCTGATTAAGTATTCAACTGATCGAACTCAAGTTCCTAATCCTAAATTCAGGGCGGTTGTTGATGAGGCTTTGAGACAAATAGGATTGGAGAACATTGAACTGGTAGATATTACCAACGTCCGGTTATTCAGAATTGTTGGCAGACTAGAATTGCTGCGTCGTATCTTAGAAAACAGAGTTTCTCTTTATGACCAACGTACCGTTTGGATTGATGAGGATAATAACTTTGTTCAAAGGGAACTTGTTTCTACCCCTTCAATCACTACGAACCAATTGTTAACTTTGTACAGTCGAGAGATTGAAGCATTTCGCAAAGAACTGGCTCCCACACTTGAGGTGGAAGTTCCTGAAGTGAACATTTCTATCCCATCGTTATCGCAAAGTCAGGGGGTTTCAATTAGATGGTAGAACTAAGTGAACAGCAACAAAAAGCTCTCGACCTTATGATTGAAGGTAGCCTGAATCTTAAGCAAATTGCTAAAGAGGTTGGCGTTGCCTATCAAACTGTACGTAAGTGGAGATCTACCAATGTTGAATTTAAGGCCGAACTATTAAGCCGTCATCGTGATGCATTGGTTGAAGCTCAGAGTTTGTTACAATCAAAGGTTGTTCACGCCATGAAACGGATGATTGAAATGATGGATGACCCGAAAGCTAATCGTATCAATTTTCAAGCCTGCAAGGCGGTCATCGACTTAGCAAACATGACAACTATTCTTGAGTTCCAAGAAGAAGTTGAACAACTTAAGGAAGCTTTAGCAGAGAGACAGGTTTAATGTCGTTACTGTACAAGGTCCAAGCGTTAGAGCAGGATATAAAAAGACTGAAGAAGCAAGTCAGCACAATGCGAGACGTGCCTCCATTCGAGTATTTTGCCTATGGAGCTTGTGACGAAATTCAAACATTGGAAGACAGTGAGATTTTGATTACTGGCCCAATGGGTACAGGCAAGTCCACAGCAGTTCTAGCTAAGATCCATAAGATCTGTATGCAGACACCCTCTGTCCGCGTACTGATGGTCCGTAAAACAAAGGCGAGTATGGCCGAGACTACTCTTTTCACTTTCGAGGCTGGCATACTTGGAAGCGGTCATCCTCTCCTTTCCGGGCCAACAAGAGTCAATCGTAAGAATTACGTATATCCAAACGGTGCTCGAATTGTTGTGGCCGGAATGGATAACCAAGACCGCATTAAGTCCTCAGACTATGACCTAGTTTATGTTCAGGAAGCTACAGAACTTTCCGAATCAGACTGGGACATTCTCACATCACGTCTCAGAAATCACGTACTACACTATCAAGCTATCATCGGTGACTGCAATCCTGATTCCCCTAAGCACTGGCTCTACAAGCGTTGGGAAGGGGGCAAGATCAGAATGCTGAAGTCTCTGCTTACTGACAATCCCAAGTGGTGGGATGGTCAGAATTGGACAGAGATAGGGCTGGACTATGTACAAAGACTGAAGAATATGAGCGGAGTTCGCTACCGAAGAAACTATGAAGGTGAGTGGGCTACTGCCGAGAACGCTGTATTCGAAGATTACGACACCCAGCGCCATATTATGTATGGACAATTACCTAATTTCGTGAGATACTATAGTGGGGTAGACTGGGGTTTCACTCACCCTGGAGCTATCCTTACGTTTGGTCAAACGACTGACGATAGGCTAATTTTGGTTGATGAGATACTAAGAACACGGCAGACTATTGAATGGTGGGTTAACCAAGCAGGAGATGTAAGTAAGAGATTCAAAGGAGTTACGTTTGTTTGTGATCCTGCTCAGCCAGCACATATTCAGTCATTGAGGAACCGTGGACTAACTGCTGTTAAGGCTTCATCAAAGATCCAGTTTGGTCTATCTGTTGTAAATGAAAGACTTAAGGCCGGAACACTGGTATTCCATAACAACTCGTTGAAGTATCCAGATCCAGAACTTCAGGCGGATAAGAAAGCATTTAGATTGACTGATGAGATTCCAAACTATCGATGGGATTCAGATAAGGAAACACCTATTCCTGAAGAAGACGATGCAATCGACGCAATGAGATACGTTGTGGCACATGTTGATAAACCTGTAAGTACAATGCTTCCAGCAACTTCCGTAAGTATGAAGCAGTAGTGTCAAGAAATGTAAAGTTTTGTAAAGAAATGTAAAGACGTTTGCAAAGGGGTTTGTGAATGTGTTAAGATATTTCTATCATGGCGACAGCGAGAGCAACACATACTAAGTTCAACAACAAGCCCTTTAGTATTCAAAGCTGTGAGGTATGTGGTTCTTTGTTCTACGTTGAGAAGAAGGGCAGATACTGCATCAACTGTAATCCACAATTCAGTTTCTCCAATAAGAGAGTTCTCTTGACTGAGAAGCAGATCATGGAAATTTGGGAGTTGCAGTGGGCTATGATGGATTTGAATTTGATTGAGGCCAACCGCATCGACATCGAGAATGAAGAAGCCGAGAAGCGGGAACGTGAAGAGTTGATAGCTCGGATCAAGGCCAAATACGAAACAGCCCTGCTCGGGAACAAAGACCAAGCAGGGCCAACAGGTGTTCATGTGGGATGAACTAGCGATATTGTTATTATACCGCTAAACTACCCATTTGTCAATACCTGTGCTGGCAACGTCATTAAATTGCCCGTGTGGGGTAAGAGCTTGGCTGAACATCCGTACATTACGGAGGGAAGGCCGCTAGGAAATCCAGAGACTCGCATTCTATTCGTAGCTGATAGAACTGGATTTAGGACGGATGGAGAGACAACCATCCTCCGAGTAGCCTCCTAAGCTTCCTGATGCACACGTTAAATGACCAGCGGGGTGACTCCCGCCTAAAAGCAGATCAGGAAAACCAGCTTGGTTAAAAGCGTGACGGTATACTGTCGAGCACTTTAACTACTTATCTTAATAGGGTAAGTAGTGGTGTCCCTACGATCAGGTGCCTATCGATGCTAACTTCAACATTATCAATAAGTTATAGAGACTGATAAGAGAGTGTAAAATATTCGATATTGGAGAAAGAGATGGAATTGGAAGTTAAGAATGGAATTGCTAAAGTTGACAGAGATGACTATCCATTGATTGAGGAGTATAAATGGAGGATCAATAATGGATATGTGTTAGCCACAGTTCCAGATGAGAATGGTAAGTATAACAACAAGATCTACTTACACCATTTGGTATTTGGAAACCCGCCAAAAGGATCAGTTGTCCATTTTAAGAATTTGGACAGGTCTGACTGTAGGAAAGAGAATCTCGAATTCAAACCAATTAGCGAATTTGGGGCGGCTAATCAACAGAGACAAGTAGAGTTGGATAGAGTACCGCCAATCAACAAACAAACAGGTAAGTTCATAGGAAATCGACCAGAACGTTCAGCTATCAAACAACCAAAAGATGAATACACTGGGAGGTTTACCAATTTGGGAGCGGTATAATGTACTACAAAGTAACAGGTGGAGTAGTCCAAATCAACAAATATGACCTACCCATCGTCGAACAATACGCATGGCACATAGGGTCACGAGGGTACGCATTGACCAATCTTGGAGACACCAAGAAGGAAATGCACCTAATTCTGATGGGTCCAGCAGAAGATGGTAAACTTTGGGATCATAAGAATCGTGACAAATTAGACAACAGACGCTGTAACTTAAGACAGGTAACGAGATCTGAGAATCTCAAGAACTCAGACTGGTACGAATCGGGAGAACTACACCAATTCAGCCGTGAGAGGTTTAACGAATGGTGGGCAATCCTTAGGAAACATGGACTGAATAAGCTCTCCCAACTCGATCAAGCGTGGAAACTTGAGTCAATGGGAGTATAACAGAAGGATAGCGAATTGTCAACATTGGGAATTTTGGGCCGGAGAAGCTGAAAACAGATAACCTCACTCCTCACAACACTTACCCCATCCTCACCCAATATCTGCTAATAGACGCATAGAGAGTGAATGGTAACATAGTCACAAGTCTATCTGTTACCACACTTCCAACATTGGGTGCCTTGCCAACATTGGTGCTCAGAAATATAAGGTAGTGCCAACATTGGGTATTTGATAGGTATGGCCCGAGTGCGCGGCGACCCCTCTTTGAATACCAATATTGGTCAATCCAGGCCAATATGGGCAATTTAACCAATGTTGGTCAATATGACACACTCGCTCGCACTGTGCATTGACCAATATTGGCATTCCGCCTGTGTCATTATGACATACCACATCTTGTAGAGTATACCAAGTATCCAATATTGGCAATGTAGCACTATGACACACGCCGCATTGACCAATTTGGCCCATATTGGGCAAGGGGGGTTATAAGAAACGGCTTTTACAAATTTAGGACATTGGACCTATATACAACTTTTTAGAACCCTGTTTCGACCTGAGCCAATGTTGGAATTCTGGAGGTGTTCCAATGTTGAAAATCCCGTACCAAAATGGGATAATGGATAAGTTCTTTCATTCCAAAGTTTACGAGGTGTCCATGTACGATCCATTGATGTTGGCTATTCACGCCTTTGTCGTTATTGGAATCCTCGTGATTGCTTGGAAGGTATTTAAGAATAGTTCCAAATTGGAAAAGCAGAGAGATACTGACATAAAGGAGTGTCAAACACACTTGAACCAAGTGCGGTTAAGGGTTACAGAATTGGAGGAGTTCAACAAACTTCTAATACAGAATGCTCGCACAAGTTGGGAGATAATGGATGAGAAGCGTAAGAAGAAAGGTTGATAACGTTTAACTCCTTTTGTTATAATAGTTTCACAGGAGGCGATATGATTAAACCGAAACCAAATTACCCACCTCACGTTTTTGGTCCACTTCGACCAAGACCAATTAAACCTATTCGTCCGCGACCGTTTGGGCCGCTTCGTCCTTTCAAGCCACTTCGTCCTGTGGTTAAGCCTGTTATATTCCGTGTCATCACGCTAAATGGAAAACCCTAATGGCAGTTATTAAAACCAAAATGCCAAAAATCACACTTAGTCGAAAGCAGACTATTTCGAACCTACAGAAACAAGTTCGGTCAGAGACTGCCCACATTGCCAAAAGGGACAAACGATTCCAGACCAAGTTCTTAAGTGCGGATGAAGCTATTGCTTTCGTTAAGTCCAAGTTTCCCACAGCAAGAGTCCCCAAAGAAATCAGGGGACTTTTCGAAGCTGGAGGCTCTACTCAAACCGTAGGTAATTTTGAAAACATCCGATCAGTAGTGACATCCAACATACAATCCGCTGAAACAACGGCTCGAAAACTAAACGCCGAAGACAAGGCTTTCTTAAAAGGTAAAGACCCAAAGAAGTTTCTAGGAATTCCAGTAATAACCATAGCATTACCCGATAACTCAGGTATTGTGAGCCTGTATCGAACTGGCCCAAACTCTAAAATTCTTAATGCCGTTGCAGATAGATACAGCACAAGAAAAGACATTTTTGTTTCTTTGAAAAAGATGCGTTCCTTCATTAAGAGGTTCACTAATAAATGACTAGATTAGAAATGGAAGCGGTAATCAATGGTGGAGGCACCGTGCTTTGGCTCGGTAGGATCATCTACACTATTGAAGACCTTCCCACTCAGGAAGAAATCGATGCTGCACTCGAACAACCGCGTGACGGTAAATCTGCATACGAAGTCGCACTCGATAACGGATTCGTCGGCACTGAAGAAGAGTGGCTGGACTCTTTGATCGGAGCACA